AAAAAACCCTAGAATGATCTTTTTGTAGTCAGGACAGGATTCGAACCTGTATGGAGAGAGGTCACTCCCCGCTGATGGGATTTACACCATCACCCTCTGTATTACCATACCACGTTGCGTTACCAATTCCGCCACCTGACCGTATTGCTTGTCTTTCCAAGCTGTCAATGGGATTTTTGAAAGTACTCTCCCTATTGCGAGTCACTGTAGTCAGGAGGGGAATCGAACCTGTATTTAGGATTATTTAATCGGGCTCCATACCGTACCTACCTTGCGAGTGCGTCTACCATTCCGCCACCTGACTATGTGCTCTTATTCTCTTACCCTTTTATTTCGAGCTAACCTGCTTATCTTTAAATACGAGTTTTTCAAGGGTACAGGTTCCAAAACACGTTCCTAAGCATTCTACTCCCAGCTCCGAGGAATTGTATATAACTTAGCCCGTTACTCACCGCTGTGCGGGTACTTAGGTTTACGCGTTTTGTGCTGTCTTTCCAGCGGTCAGAGGGTTGAAGTAAGTCACTCCCACAATAGCATTTTTTTGTAGTCAGGAGAGGAATCGAACCTCTCTACAGGGAGCTACCCGACATCCACGACCTTCCATCGGACTCGAACCGACCTTGTATCCAACCTGACTATGTACGGGCTTTTTGTCGATCTCTCTTAGGCTAGCCCGATACCGCCCTAAGTTCATTCAAGCGCTACTTGACATCGTACCTTCGGAGAGATTCGAACTCTCACTGAATAGATCCTAAGTCTATTGACTCTGCCAATTGGTCTACGAAGGCAAGTTGACTTTACCTTTCAAAGTCTAAGTAGGTTTAGTTGCGGACTTTCACGTCTTATGCGTCCATAAGACTCCTTCCTCCCAGTGCATCTTTTATTTTCCAATAGGGCAAGTATCTGGGTTTTTCACACGCTGCCATCGTGTTTGCAATCGTGGTTCTAGTAGGAATCGAACCCACCTTGTAAATTACTTGTTGTAAATGCTTAGACTTTACGTTTTATACTCCGATCCTAGTATTAAGGAGTGTCTAACCAACTCAACCCTCATTTACCCACTCGCGACTGCTGGGAGCTACCCACGTTATGCTATAGAGCCATATTTGCTGTCTTTCCAGCTGTCAACCACCTTATTGTAATTTTGAGGTCTTTCACTCATCAGTCAATAAGCAGGATTTTGTAGTCAGGACAGGATTCGAACCTGAGAACCTCCAGAATAAAACTATCTCGAGTTCATTCTATTCATTAAAGAGTCCATTCAATTAAATGGAGCGTCATACCACCGCGCCACCTGACCATGTTGACTTTACTTTACAAAGTCTAAGTAGGTTTGCGAGAACTTTCCTTCCTAATGGGGACTCTTTTTGTGACACGTACATTGTTAAAAACAATCCCATTGGTTATCACTGGCACGTTATCCATCATTTTAACACGAAGCCACCGTGTTGTTCATCGTAGTCAGGACAGGATTCGAACCTGTGACCTCTGAAAATCCTGATTGGTTACAGCATATCATGCTCTGACCTCTGAGCTACCTGACTATGTTGAGGTTGAGAATCTCTGTGTTGTAGTAAACCAGCATATAAACTTAAGGATTAAGTATCTATACTCTTTAACTTGTTTCTATGTGTTTATAGCTAGTCTTCCTTTCTCAAGGGAACAACACATTAGTGAGGATGAGAAGTCCTCTATGTTCCGTACAGGTATTACATGCATTACTGCAATCAGCTTAGTACATTCTTTATCCTTTCTCAAGGGAGAACACATTCTTTTTATCAATTCCAATATGTCAAAGAACCTTTTTGATTTATAAGTAATAATACTTATTTTATCTGATTTTTAAAATAAATTCTTTATTTTTTTTAATTTTTCTCTAATTTCTTTTAGTGTTGTAGTGTTGAAGAACTCTCCATTTTTATAGATTGTTTGGAGTGAACTAACCGATTCACCTTCCCATGTACAACGGTCAACCAAAACATACTCACCATCGTGGTTGTGAACACTCAATAAACCTGTTGCCGACTTCTTAGTCCCATCATCTGTGATTGGATCCTTGAAGATTTCTCTACCGACACCCTCAACTTCAACATAAGTTGCTTTCATTGCAAATCCAAATGTATCTCTTGTGTTGTATTGGTATGTGAATGAACCAATACCTAACACTACATTTGTTGATGCAAATCCTTTTGCTTCTAATCTTGTACAGATTTCATCGGCTCTGTCAATTGTAATTGAATCTCCGTAGATTGCTCCGATGTGTGGGTCAAGTACTTTGTAACCTTGCTCGTTGATAGTTCCACCGAATACATCCCAAAGCAATTCGATAACTCCTTTTTGGTAAGGGTATAATCCATCAAAACCATCTTTTTTATTATCAATAATGGCATCTTCGATGTTACCTTCTAAAGAATTGGTATTTTCTTTAATAGTACCACAAAGAATATCAACTGGATCACCTGAGTCAGGGCGAATAACTAACTTACCATCACGAGCTAGAATCTCTTCTTTCAAAGTAATGATATGCTCAGTACATACTTTCCATAAGTCCCAAGTGTCAGATACTACTGATAAGATTCCTGTTGGATAAGTATTTAACAATCTTCGAAATGTGGCTACTTCATCTTCTTTACCACCAGCACACATTACTGAGTGCTCAGTTGCAGGAACAGATGCTGCAACAAATCCTTCTGCTCCATAATATTTACGTGCCCCATAAATTGTAGGTAGAGAATCGGTCCCTAAGAATGATGTTAAGTGACCTAATCCTGAACTAATAACTGCCTCAACTGAATCCATACCTCGCATTGAGAAATCGTGACCTTGCCAATCAATAAATTGATGATTTGTTTTGTCAGTTTTCTCCATCCATTCAGTTAGTACCTTACGATACTGATGAGCGATAGTGGCAGAGGTCATTGGTTTCCACAATAGGTTTGAAAGGATTGTTTCCAAGTAATTGGTAACCCAAAAGAAATCAGGATGTGTATTATATATTGTCATTACCGGAACTTTGATTGGCGCTTTAGTTCCTTCAGGTAATGATTTAACCATGATTGGTAAATAACCTAAATCGTGTAATTTTTCAAAGTGTGAAACGTCATAGTCTATACCCAAATACATTGATAATTCCCGTTTCATTTCTCCACAAACCTCATCTTTTGGCAGGTCAAAGAAATCTTTTTGGAATGTCTCATGTATTTGCATCATTACCATTTGTGTTCCAAATACCACAACTTCGTTACAACCTTTCGGTGCGTATTTGTTTGATCGTGGTGTAAAGTTAGAATAGACTAACGTTGTCCCTCCTGGGTACTGTTTGTTGTGTGATGTTTTATAACCATCAGTTAATAATAGTGGATTCATATTTTATTTTTTTATTTACTATAAGAAATTTTTTCATAGAAACTGATCAATGCAGCAAAGGCTGGATCGATGTGTTCATACACTGGAATATTATATCTATCGCATACAATATCAACATTTCCCTTTCTCCAAAAACCTTTTGGACAACATACTATCATCTTACCAGAATCGGCAAATTTTCCTAATTCAAGTAGAGATATAGGAGACTTGGTATCTGGTGCAAAATACATGAAGATGATATCACTTTTTTCTAGAGCATTAAGCTCCCAATTTACTTGTTGATAGAATTGAGGATTTTCAATGCTTTGCTCCCATGATGTATCCCATTCAGGTCTACGTGGATTGAATATGTTAACATCGTATCCTCCTAATTCAATGTATTGAGTAATTCGAGTTTGCCAGTCTTCAGCAACGCCCATTTCAATGCTTCCGGCTAAGAATATGTTTATTTTAGTATGATCGCGACTAATTATAGGATGTGGCGGTTTAATTATAGTCATTCGTCTTTTGGTTTTAGAATATATTTAATTGTTTAAAATTAATTGGTTTAAGAGTTGATGATGTACCCACATTTGAAATGTCTTTAATTGAGTTGGTGGTATAAATTCCGTCAAAGTATTCCCCTAACTCATTAAATCCTGCACTGAATATCCCGTGTGTAACAATAAGATAAATTTCAGCAGCAGGTCTTCTTTCTTTAATGACTTTCGCTAGTTCAATAAATGTTCTTCCTCCGTCACAAATATCATCAACAATAACATACTTAAGTTCGTGGTCAATATCGGATATATGAAGATTAGGAATTTCAGTTCTAATGATTTTTCCAGTTTCAAATTCTCGTACTTTTGTTGCGGTAACAATATTTTTAATACTAAACATTTGAGCAACATCAAATATCTTTTTAAATGCTCCAGCATCTGGAGATACCAAACAAATCCTATTTTGTGCTCCGTTTTTATTATCAATATTAGTTAAACCGAAATTTACTAAACTATGGTTGTTTAACTTAACAAAATTATTAATACACGCTTCAAGTACATCTGAATGTGGATCCATAACTATAACCTCATCAAAGTTTTGTGAATTAAGGATTGGTGCAATTACCGTTTTAATGTAATTGATTCCACCTTCTTGAAACTTTCTATCACTTCTACCACCAATACAATACGGAATAAATAATTTAACACTCTTAACTCCAATTTCTTTTAGTGCCTGATTAGCACAAATTATAAGTTCCAAATCTTGAAAGGTATTCAATCTTGATTTAATTGTGATCGATTCATTTTGCGCTCTTAAACTAATATAAGTCGTGTAGTTATGCCCTTCAAGAATCCTGATGGACTGTTGCCCATCAGGAAATCTACTAATTTCATACTTACAAGACAATACGTCATCAGGGTTAACCAAATTTAATGTCTCTGCCATTTTTTATTATTTAATGTTTAAGAAGGTACCTGAGCCTCCAGCTACTGTGGTAGGTAATACACCGTTCCAGCTTTGAGCTTTTAAGTATTCAACATAGAGAGGAGTGATCTCTTTTTGTTTTAATTTCATCGCAAGAGCTAGGGCCTGAGCATCAATGATTACTTTTGCTGAGTCTCCCCTTGCGATTGCTATTTTCTCTTGAGCCTCTGCTTCCGCAACCAATTTACGTTGAGTGGCCGCTTGTGCTTCTTGTACCGCTTTGGTTTTACCTTCAATCGCTTTTTGTAGTGCGGTCGGTGGAACAATATTAGTTCTTAATTGACTGACAGTGAACCATTTAGATAGGCGTTTATTACATTCAGCTACGATTGCTGCCTCAAATTCCTCTCGTTTATTAAAGATTGCATCAACTTCCCATTTATTTGCAACATCGTTAACTGATGACACAATTGCATTCATTAACCAGCCTTGTTCGACCTGTTTGATGTCCAATCTTAGATTCTCAAACATATCACCAATTGCATTGGGCTTTAGAGAATAGTTAAAACTGGGTTTGATTGTTGCTGCAAATCCACCTTTGGTTATTACTTGTTGATCTTTGTATTCGATGTGTTGTTGATAGGTAGGAAACTCTAACATCTGTTCAGTCCAGGTATTATACATCACCCATCCGGTCTTGTATTCGTAGTTAGATACTCCTCGATCATTACCTGTTAAGTTGACCTTGATACCGACGTGACCTGCATCTACTCTTTCAAGAGAAAAGGGTTGAAAAATTGAGATCATGAGGCCGGCTAAGAAAATTGTGATCGGCTTAAAGAGCCATTTCATACTAAAGTCCCCGTGTTCGTCTTCCATTCGACTTCTGGTTGTAAATGCCACGAATCCTGCAATTACTAGTCCTACGATAAAAATTAATGTACTAATCATTTTGTTTGTTTTTAAATAAAATACTCATTGTTTCGCTTGATACATATATAAGGACCCCAATCAACCCAACGAAACTTAAAAGTTGAAGAAACCCGTTAACTTCTCTACTGACGATATACTCGCCGAATATAGATGCAATCGCTATAAAGCCTAACCACATCAAGAATAATTTAAACCACTTCATCGAATTCATAATGATTAGGGTCGAATTTTATTCCTGATTTTCGGTAATGATTGAAGAGAAACAGAGCAACAGTTTCCTCTCTACCGCATTCCAGAATCTTGTTGCACTGCTGAATGGTCTCCTCGTCTAAGGAAGGATTAGATTCAGATTCAACTGCTGCCCATTCAAACTCTAGAACTTCATTTCCATCTTCATCGATATTTCCAGAATAGGTGATATCAATGACTACTGGAACTTCTTGGTCTTCCTCCAAGGTGAAAAGATCTTCAAACTGATAGATTACTCCGTCATTCGATTCATTTTTAATATTCATATAATTTAATTTTGATTAATTATACTACACTAATTCAAAATTTTAAAATAAGATTTATTTTTATTTAGAGAGCGGACTCGGGTGGATTCGAACCACCGACGCTCGGCTCTTCAAACCGACGCTCTACCAGCTGAGCTACAAGTCCTTTTGCACGCCTACTAAGATTCGAACTCAGACTTTCGGTTTTGGAGACCGACGTGCTACCGTTAACACTATAGACGTAGATGATAAACCCGTTTTTGTCACAATAAACTGATCATGTTTATTGTGACATTTTTAGGTTTATTGTACATCGGGAGGGACTCGAACCCTCACATCTTTCAATACTGGTTCCTAAGACCAGCGTGTCTACCATTCCACCACCAATGCATAGTGTGAACGATGGGGATCGAACCCATGACATCCTCTTCCACAGAGAGGCACTCTACCGGCTGAGTTACGTTCACCATAAAAACCCCACTCCGTAAGTGGGGAGGGTCAATCTACAACGTTGACTTGCGCTTCATCAACTTCTCCGCGAATTTGTTGTAAACTTGTACGGCCTGACCACGCCATTCCGATCGTCCTTTGGGCGATGGATATCCTATTCGAATCATTGGTCTAGATGATTCTAAGCTTCCTTTAATTACTACTTTCATTTATTTTTATTTTTTTGTGCCGCAGGTAGGATTCGAACCTACTCAGCCATAAGACAACAGATTTACAGTCTGCCCCGACTCTCCAACTTCGGCGCTGCGGCATTTATACTAAGTCGCGGGGAATCCATCTTCCGCTTATTACTAGAATCTTGTAGCTTACTTACCTAGGTTCATACCGTTACTACTAGGAAGCCCAACTTAGCATTTTATTTGTGGATCATTTAATCATTAATTACGGATCACTAATTGATTCAGGTGATCCGTAAAGTGAGATTTGATGATCTCTATTTTAGAGTAGCATAGGCCGGACTCGAACCGACATGATGCCCTGCTCCCAAAGCAGGTGGCTTACCAATTAGCCCACTACGCTATATTTTAGAGTTGTCCCACAAGGGCTCGAACCTCGAGTCTTCTGGACCAAAACCAGACGTGTTGCCAATTACACTATAGGACAATTAAAGATAATATGTCAAAGAACTAGAGAGAAATAAAAAACCCGAATCTTTTGGACTCGGGTTTCTTTATTTATAGTTTAATCGTTTTTAAGCTATTCTGTAACACGAGTCTTTTTACCGGTCGGAACCTGATCATAACCAAACGCCTTCGGCTCTGACGACAATCCCCAATAGAGAGAACTGTTGAACTGATGCAGTTGATTAGATATGTTAACTTGTGTGTTCATTTGTTTTATTTATACTATAATATACTAAATAAGTTGAAAAAGTTTCAAAAATTTTTAAATTATTTTTGGAATGATTGCCTGCATTAGATTATAATTGACCTTCTCCTGCAACTTCTCCACCGTCTTTAACTTCACTTCCTCCGCCTGCGGCCTCGGCTCCGGCTGGTGCGGCTGGTGCCCCTCCTCCTCCAGCTGGTGGTGCTCCTCCTGCGGCTCCTGCTGCGGCTGCTGTTGCATCTGCTACTTCTTTTTCTTCTATTTCAACCCATTTAGAGTTAGATTCAATCTCATCCTCAGTAAGTTTTAAGTCTCTTCTAATTAGATATTCAGTAGAGAAGTAAGGCTTACCGTCGTCCTTGAGAACTCCTTTCTTAGCCGTAAATGCCGCTATTCGTTTAGCTTCAAGATCATTATTTTTCATTTCTTCAAATACGTTGTCGTTGTGGTATGTAATACCTACTGCATTGTTGAATTTAAAATCCTCAGAAAGTTCTGGAAAGTCCAGACACATTTGAAGATAGAGAGGCTTAACAACCAGCTCAGAAAAGGCTGATCTTAGTCTTCTGATAAACTTCTGATATCTTACTTCTTCCCTAG